TCTGGCTCTGTCCTGTACTCCATTATAGATCCCTGGTATGCTATCATTGGCCACTCCTCAGGAATAAAGCCAGTTATCATGTTCTTCATCAGGGAGCCTAGCCTCCTACTGTTCCTTTCGTTCAGGTGATTGACAACCACCTCTAGCTCCCTAATACTGCAGCCGTGCTCTAGTAACCTCCTCAGCTCTCCTATCTTATCTAGAGCTGCCTGATAAGGTATAGACAAATCCCCTGTGCTTCCTAGACTGTAAGCATCCTTGATCCATGCCCAGGAAGGTGTCCTGCCGAAGCAGAATAGCGAGTTGAATTCTGACACTATGAAGGAGGCCCCGCTTTTCTTTGTGTTTGTGAATATATTAAAACATCCAGCGATGAGATCTTCGAATCTGTATTCGTGCTCAACCCTGTAGAAACCAATGTGGAATGGCTTCTTTAAGTCATAAATACTATACCTAGTTTTGTCATCTGACGATAGCTGGACAACTCTTTTCCTGACTTTGAAGTCCTTGTGCTTGCTTTCTTTCTCCTTTGTCACCAGGTCCGATGCTTCCTCTAGTATAACATGGTATAGGGAAGACAAGTAATGTAGCACCCCCTGGCCCATGCCTGCTAGGAGAGTAAGGTAACCATCTTCTAGGGCTTGCCTGTAGATTGCTCTCTCCTTCTCGCCTAGGCTTCTACCGTAACTCTTCTGCCTTTTCTTATTGTCCCCTAGCAGTGAGTTCACCCTATGTTGTATAGGGTCATCCGCCTCGAAGAAAGACCCCATCAGTTGGATGAGGTCATCTGACAAGAGCACTTTCTTGTATGAGTTCTCCAGTACAACGTGGCATGAGACTGTAGTCAGTATCTCTCCTAGCCCGAGGCCCTTTAGCATAGGAATATACTGAAATAGGTTCATTGCTGGGGACCACCTTGTTGCGTCCCTGTTCTCATATATAGCCACGCTTACGTATCCAGGAGGAGGATTCTGCAGCTCTTCCCTGAAAGAGCTCATGGTGGCAGTTTGTATAATCTCTTTATTAGGATTGGTAAGCATCTCTCTCTCATCCATACTGCAGAATGACCTCCCTAGCCTTTCTATCATCCATATTCTCAGCCTAGCATGAAGACCCTGAATTAGAATCTCCCTAGCTTTGCCTATTTGGTCCTTAGGGAAGAGCGAGAATAGAAAGTCTCCCTTGGCCTCTTTAAATAGATTGATCATTATAAACCCATTTGCTGAAGAAAAGTCGTCCAAGTTCTGGAATAAAGATGTCTTCTCTAGCTTCTCCTGCTGCTTGACCGATGAAGTGGTCTTGTAGAGGTCCACAGACGTGTCAAAGAAGAGGGAGTGAGCCAAATTCTCTAGCCCTCCTCTCGTGTTTCTCTTAGCCCAGTTCGCAGATGCTGTGTATATAATATTTGAGTTGAATTTGAACTTATCTGGAGAATCTAGGCACTCTTCAAGCGAATTCCCTCTCATATTTTCGTTGTGGTCCCTAAATATAGCTTCGCACTCCATTTGCTTTTCCATCATAGATGATAGCTTGCTTTTCTTATCTTGGTCGGTCTTGTTCATTAAGTTTCCCAAGTACATTAATTGAAGACAGGAATCCCTGTTGAATTTCATTCCGTTTATAATGACCTCAAAATCAAATTTGAGGCTCGAATCATAGGATGAAGATAAGCTCAAAGCAGTCAGGTCATTGCTTTTGTCCTGGAGCTCGTTGGCAATCATCTGGCCAAAGAACAGGGCAGCGGACCCTATTTTACTTCTTACTTTTGTAGAGAAATGCTTCTTAAACAGTCCCTTTCGATCACCCTGCAGTGACAAGCAGTTCATTATAATGTAGCGTACATCCTGGAAGAGTGTTGAGCTCTCGTTCCTATTGAAGATGCAAGCTGCATAAACGAATTTAGCAATATCGTCACCCATTTTCTCTCTGCTGAGCAAGTACACTGTCTCTGCTCTCATGGCCTGATCTAAGTATCCAAGTGTGAGCATGAAACTATGAGTATAAGTTACGAAAGAAGTCCCCTGGACTTCTATAGTCTGCCGATCGCCGTGGAATCTCACTCTGTCCTTAGACATCTGAACCTTCACTCTAACTCCTTTGTGCTCAGTCGGGAAGCTGCCTGACTCTAGGAGTATACTATATCCTTCGTAGTCGTACCTGACTTCGCCCCTAACTCTGAATTTCTTTAGTAGTTCCTTCTTATCTGAGCTATCCCTGTACTCGCTGCTTTTCATGAAATCCACTCCATCCATCCCAACCCTCTTCCTGCTATTTTCTAGGGAGAAAGCTAAATCTTCAAGGAACTTGTGGTTGGAAGCTATGTCTTCTACAGAAATCTGCCTGCTGCTACTAATCAGATACGAGAGGTCTTCCTCCACAGGCCTTATAAATTCGGATTTCTTCTCGCTAGCACCCTTCTCCCATTTGACCTGGCCAGCCTGCTTATTTTGGACAGTTTTGGACCCACTTCCGACGAATGGTATCTTTTGTAGGGACGCAGGATCACCCCTGGGAATGTCACCTTGTATTTTGCTTATGTCCACCGTAGTTTTCTCTTGGCTCGTGAAGACTGTAGACCTTCTAGCTGCTACCGACGCTTCGACTGACCCCCAGCTCACTTCCGATATCTCCTCTTCCACGAGAGCTCTGAACTCATCGCTTGTCATCTGACCGAAGCAAGTCCTAACCCCTTGAGTGCTCCTCGTTTCGGTCTCCAGTAGGAAATCTATGATCTCTCTAGTGAATCCCATGTCTGAGTCCGACTCATCTTTCAGGTCCTGGTACCCTCTGACGGCTTCAACCACTTTCTCATAATCGTTGCAGAGCTCAACTTCAGACTCTGTGAGCCTCACACTCTTGTGCCATGGCATCCTCCTAACCATCCTATCTGCCAACACCAATACAACCGTGACTATTTTCACTTCTCTTTTTAGGAACTCAGACAGTCCGGTGGCTAAGGGACCGTATTTTAGTTGCATCTCGTTGTCTAGAGCCTGATGTGACCGTCTACCAGTGACCTTGAAGTCCACTATATAAGTCACGGGTCTGCTTTCGAACCTATCTACGAACATGTCAGGAGTCTTGTTGCAGTCTACTCCATAGTACCCGTACCTAGACGTCGGGGATACGTCCCCTTTAGTCTCTTTCATTCGGAAGAAAGCCAGGTAAGCATTTTGGAATCTATCGTGCCTGCTACGTTCGTAAGCTTTCTTAGCCTCACCAGTTTGATCTTCAAGGAGGTACCTAAGGCTGGAGGAGTATGGCCTGTCTGTGATAGGCGGCCTAAACTCAGATTGCTTGAGGATCAGTCTTTTGACAGTACCATAGAACCTATCTTCTATGTGGTCGTCATGGACGCTTTTGCCTGGGTATTCGACTTTCGATCTCAAATCTAAGTGCCCCAAGCTCACAAAACCAGTAAGGAAGTCCCCCATCTTAGTGTAACCGCAGAACCTGAGGAACTCTTCTTCGCTTATCTCTGCTGGGAGTGACCCCCCGTAGGGTACAGCCGGGTCCATGTCCATCTCCCTCCACTGAAGCACCCTAACGCTGACGGCCATGGGTTCTTCAGAAGACGCTGTCGAATAGTACTTCCCATCTCTCCCTGGGAATACGTAGTTTGATTCTACCACTCCTTGCGGTGGCACGCTGACAGGGGTGAGGACTACTCTCAGATGCTCTGTCTTTGAGTCTCTGTACAGAACATCCACTTTCTGTAGCAGAGAGAAGCAGCTCGCAATCTCTTGGATCTTGGAAGCTATGTTGCCATTTAGAGCGTGCTTCAGCTTGTTTCTCTCCTTTTGAGACAGCCCCCATTTAGTTGAGAAAGCTTCAGCCCCCTCTGCGGTCCTTATCCTGTAGTAGTCCCTCCTTTTGTCCCCTACGTACCCAATCTCATTGAGGCTTCGGTAGTAGCCCGGAAAACTCAGCCTTCTCATGGTCAACCTCCCGCCCTGGTAGTCGTAGGATTCCGAGAATCCTCCAGGCAGACCCGCTCGTTTCTCAGGAGTCGGTAGTTTCCTACCAGTTTCTGACATTCCTCCTTTCTCGAGATCGGATCTCCTCTCCTCAGCTCTGGACTCTGCCGCTTTGAGCGACTTCTCCAGCATTTCGCCCACCCTCCTCTTTGCCCGCTCAGCCCTTCTCGACTCCCGTACCTTCTCGAAGGCAGCCTGAGCCCAGCTGTAAGCTCTTCTGTACGCCGCAAGCCTCTCCTTCACAGCTTCGGCGTGCTTCCTTGCACCCTCCTCCATTAGGATAATGGCATAGTTCTTATCCACCTTAGTCACCCTTCTCTGTTCCACTACGTGAGATTTACCCCTCTTGCGATGAGGGTCATTGTTGGAAACTTTGACGGTGGTAATGAACATTGTAAAAACGATCTTGATGCAAGATAGG